TTCTTCATATCCAATTTACAACGTGTGATCCGATTAAAGATAAGTAATGAGTTGAGTGAAAATGATCGGGTATTAGTAAAATCACATAATATGGTAAATCCTAAATTGACAGAGTATAATACTAACGAAGTGTATAGGGACTTGAAATGGGGTATAACGGAGTAATTTATTTTATATATTGTCTATGCTATGCATATTTTTTTTAATATTAAAAGTTTACCGTATATTAACTTCTAGTAAAACGAAAGAGATATTAAAAGTTATATTCCCTGTCTATATTTTTCAAATTAAATATGTCAATCCCGACTTTACAAAAAAAAGATTTAATTCTTTATGGTTATTTAACTTCTAAACCTATAGATAAGTTCCGAAAACTGAATGTATTAATTATTCGAAAGGAAACTATCTTTCAACTTCGCAATATCAAACCCCATACAAATTTGGAGGACTATAAATTACCATACGAGTTATGGCCAAAAGATTCCGACGGTACATTTGGTCAATTCTCATTATCTATCCCAAAAAGTAAAAATATGTTTAATGATGAGTTTGCTGAACATATATCTACGTTAACTTGTCAAGAAGTTAAACTTACCGTTTCTACAAAGACTTATTGCTTTTCCCGCCGAACTAAAACTCGATCTCAGATTATCGCAGGTACCTCACTTATCCTCCAATCTATCGATCCGATATGTAAAGATAAGTAATTTGAATATATATAATGTTCAAATATAAGTTAGTACCTGAGAAATTACTATATATGGCGATGATTAATGAGGAGAAATATGCTCCAATCTTTGATTATTATGATAAAAATTTTGTTCCACGCCCCTTTGGTCTGAGAAACACTGGCGCAATTTGCCATTTTAATAGTCTATTACAAGCCCTAGTTAGTTGTCCATCCATAATTAAAGCAACTTTACTCAACCCAACTTATATGAATAGTACTCGAACCGGGAAAGCATTTTTTAATTTTGTTAATATATTTGCAACTTGCGATGGTTCCCTTGATTCTTTACATCCGAGTATAGAAGTACAATCTTCTGCAATATTACAAGCACTATGTTTGGATCTCAATGAACGCAACCCTGAAGTTAAATTTGGTTCTAGTCAAGAGAGCGCTTCCGAAGGTCTTGTTCTACTATTGGATATGATTGAGATCCCATCCCAGCGTCCATCCCCTTTAGGTCGTCTATTTGAGCACCAATATAAGGAGTCATTATTTTGTAAATCATGTAAGAATATTGTTTCTGAACAACGCGACATTTCAGTCCAGTTTAATATGTTTTATTTAAGAAATCTTGCAAATTATCCCACATCATCGGAAGAATTTTCTAAGGCTCTAATGCAGCATACCCAGATAACTGAAGATTACTTTTGTAAAATATGTAATAAAAAAGTAACATCATATAGAATATACAGTCTTGCGATGGTTCCTGAAGTAATAGTATGTCTTTTTAACATATACGGTATCAGGGATCATAATACACCTACCTACCAACCTTCTAAAATTATTATTAAAGGTAAGGGTGGGTCCGATATAATATTTAATCAGGTTGCGCAGGTTATTCATTCCGGGTCGTTACAAGGTGGTCATTATATTGCACGTACAATAAGAAAAGATAATCAATTATTCGATTTCAACGATTCGAGTATCCATAAATCTGATAATTTTCATTCATCCCCAAATACTTATTTGGCAATATACCATGTGGTGCAACCCGATATATTATTAGATTTAGAAAAAATTGCAGAACCGAAGTCTCAATCAGATATTTGTAAATATATTATGCATGATTAAAACTTTTAACGAAAAAAAATGATGAAACCTTAATTTTCTATCATTAACCCTGAAAATTAAATTTATTATTCTTAGAGAGATCATGTGAATCAACTTCAGTTAACATCATTGGATTATGTTGCACAACCGCCTGTGGTCGACGCAGTCCTCTAAAATCTACATAATTTTCAACTTCCAAAGTATCAACCTTCCTAGCAGTCCCAGACCATGGCTTCATTTCGTCAACCCATTTTGAATGATTATCTTGAGTCCGGGGATCCACAATCAAGTTCGTTACATATGATCCATAGTCCGCTCGGGGGTCAGTAAAATCTTCAGTTCCTGAATCGAAGCTTTCAAAGTTAGATTTATTTTCTGCCCCCATTGATCCCGATCCGGATTGTGCCATCAACATTGCATCAGTAGCAGCACCAGTATCGGTATTTGCAAACCAAGCCCCCATTTCAGTCTTTGAAAGGTCTTCCGCATTATAAATTCTTCCATATTGATTATGTGTTACCTTGTTTCCCATATTCATTGGTCCTGGTTGATTGTATCCATCGCCTCTTACCCCTCTACTAAGGTCAAGCTGTTTATTTAGGACCGTGTATGGGTTGTGCGGATGTCCATACTGCTGATTTGGATAGACGAGTGAATTATCGACACCACCCATATTAATATAACTGGCGCCCGTATTATTTACGCCTCTCCATAAATGTTGCCCGGGATTTCCAACAACGGTTTCGTTCCCATCTGAATTACCAGTATTACTACACCTATATTTAAAGGCAATAATTAGTACAAGCACTACAACGAGTGCGCTTAGAAGTGTGCTTCCTTCGCCAAACATGTCTTTTTTGAAGTTATTTTAAAGTATTCTCTGGTTACTAGAGTATATAAAGTATACATAAAAAAAAGAATCGAGTAATCTATTAAAATTATAAGTTTTTTTTGACCAAAGAGAATTTTCGTAAAATTTATATTGTAAAATTTATATTGTAAAATTTATATTGTAAAATTTATATTGTAAAATTTATATTGTAAAATTTATATTGTAAAATTTTTCGTGAATATTGAAATTTTATTTTCGACTTCTTCAGTTGTTACTTCTCTACGAATACCAAGTCTCCTCCTCTGTAGTATCTTAACGTAGTTATATGTGGTAATATCTAATTTACTATCCGCATACGACGCGACCATATGATACCATTGTATTCTTATTTCTTGCAGTGCCGTAATTTCTTCCGTAGATAATATAATTTTTTCAGATTCTCCGACTGTTATTTCATGATTACCTGTAGATCCTTCTTCGACAGATCTTGCTTGAATTACAAGTTTCTCCAAGTTGGTTTCGTACTTTGTAATAACAGATCTCATTTTTACAATCTGAGTCATCATATTATTTCGAATTTCATTACGATAACGTTCCAATAATATAGTTCGGGTATTAACGCGATTATAATTTTCATTAAATTTATAATAATTAGCCAGCTTGTATAGATTGGTCGCACTTGACTTTTCGTCAGTATTTCCTCCACGTTCGTCAAATTGGAACGTTTCATGCAATGCTTTACATATTATTGAAAATTTACGTATAACCAAATCATTCGCTGCCGACTCGGCACGTTTTTCAATTTCAATTATCATATCATTCGATTCTACTAAGAATATATCAATATCTAATTGTTTACCAATATTTACCGTACTTACGAATTCTAAAGGCATCACTTGTAATGCGGTCTTGGATGCATTTCGATATGCTCTTTTATATGCAAAGCCCCTTTTCGTATTAATATTCGGATCATCACCTTGTGCTGTTAGAATAAGTTTTGATAGATATTTTTTAGCTTTCGAATGAGAATATTCATCTATTGATTTATTACCTAACTCAGCAGCATTAATTGGTTCGAATTTTGGATGATATGCAATAAATCTTGCACATAGTCCAATAATTTGCTTTTCGATATAATACATAATATCCAATTTCATTCTAAAATTTTCAGCAGCTTCTGCATATTCCATACAATCTCCGACACTATGTTTTATTTTGTACCCTCGGATATCAAATATATTATCTGGCTTCTTAATAACATATTTAAAACGAGCTCCGGCCTCTGGTATATCATACCATGTCTTATTGGGCTGTTTACCTTCGGCTAGTAGCCGTTCGTTTTCTCTCTTTTCATTTTCATTTCTGACACGCATTCGTCTTATGAAAGTTTGAACTGATTTATTATCTTTCTTTGGCTTCCAAGCAGCTGATTTTACAAAATCTTTAAATTCCCACTGTTCCGTATTTACAACAGCATCTATCAACCTTTCTTCTACTATCTGAATAAGTTCTCTACTTTCGCAAACTTTCATTGCCGACCACATAATATCGTATCCAATCGTTTTTAACATACCGGTTTGACCTTGTTTGATTACATCAATCCCACGGATGAACAGTTTCTGAGGTTCGAAATTCGGTTCACTTATGTGTGCGATTCCGACATATTTTTTCTTTCCGGTAAATATAACTGGGAAGAGAACTTCTTCGTATGACATTTTAAGATATCTCGTACCATTGTCATTATAAAGTGTTTCATTTACTAAATTACGTAAAACTTCCAATTCCGACATTGTTATGTTGACCATATTACTCCAATATTCCAACTTATTAATTACTCCGGATTCAAATTCGCGATCACAATCAACAAATGACGATTCAGGACACATAAGATATAATGAATCGGTATCACCATACATGATTTTGAAGTTACGATTTTTAACCATTTCGGCAACCATTCTTATATTATATTGACCAGCCGTAGTAACCCCACCAGCTAACTGCAACAAGAAGAATGGGGAATCGGCCCTACCAGTCTCGCCATAAAATGTATTCATAAAAACTTTCAGTGCCTTCTGTTTAGCATCTATTTTATTAAATTCGAAACAGACATCTTCGTATTCACGTCTTAATTCGACTTCATCAAATTCTTCGCCGTTTGATTCGCCGTTTGATTCACCCTTTGATTCGCCGTTTGACTCGCCGTTTGACTCGCCATTTGACCTAGTTATTTTTCCTAGCTTTAATTCTAATTGTTCTTTAAGATGTTCATAATGTTTTAGGCCCTTTTTCATTTCTGATCTTTTTCCAAATAAGTCTCGAAGAATATATGGATACAGACCGAACTTTTCTTCTTCATTATCGTGTCTAATAAACCAACCCTCAATTAGTTTACCACCGTGATCGAACTCAGTTTTGTGTATATTATGACCAAGAGATTCCAAATGATTTGCCTCTTCTTCATTGTCAATATATTTTTCAATAGACAAATTATAAGCCATCATTATAGAAGGATATAGTGATGCGAAATCTAAACCGGTTACTGGACGTCTACGTTCTAACCCTTTCTTGGGGTCGATAACTAAAGCGCCGGGAAATTTGCAAGTATCACCTTTTTTATTTCCGATATTTGAACATAATAGATTTCTTTGTAGTGCATAAGCAATGAGCATATTTCTCACCTTTAAACCACCCGCATAATTCAATGTGTCATAAGTACTAACATAAGATAGATTTCCTTCTTCGCGATTATCATTAATAACATTCCTTCTCAATAACAAACGATGACAGCTTTCAGAATCAACAATACAGTAGTGGGCTACTTCCACCATATCGCGTGATCGTGATTCTACATCTTCTCGATATATTTTGAACATTTTAGTATGGGGCATATCCAACTTGCTATCCAATCCCACCATTCCTAAGAAATGATTTAATGAAGACTTTTCAGCCTTTGGAAACATTTTCATATAATGGACTCTTACATCAATTGAGATCCATCCGGGTACATCAAGATATTCGATATAAACATCTTTTTCGGCACTAATCTTAATTTTCTTACCCTTGTTCCAATATCGATCTTTGACATATTCTTCGGTGACCCATGGAAATATGGTTGCTGATAACTTTTGATAAGCATATTTTAACATTTTATATTTGTCTAGTTTAGTAAGAACATATGGCCAATCAAATCGACCACAGTTAAAACCACAAATAAAATCCGGAGCGATTTGATTAATTAAACAAATCCATGCTTGCAAAATTGACTTCTCGTTATTGCAGATAATTGTTATCCAACCATCCTGGGGTTCGACTTCAACATCAACAATACAATAACGCTGAATCGCGTTAGAATTATCTTTCCAATGAACTGTTCCACATATCATAAATATTTTATCTGTATCATTCGATGGATCACAAAAGCTGTCACCACCTCTTGGGGTATAGGTTTCGATGTCCCATCCAAGTGTAACTAGTGGATCGCGTTTAAGGGTTTCAGTTTTACGATCACCGTCGTAACTTGTCAAGTATCTATAGTCGACAGTAATTTCTAAGTCGCATTGCTTTCCTACTGTTTCTTTATATTCGTAATTATTTATCAAGATCCAATCAGTCAACTTTATGGTGTTCTCTCTAGCGAATTTACGATAGTATGCTGAAAGGTCATCAGAGGCTGTATTAAATGGGGTACGTTCGCGAATTTTGTTTATCGACTGTTTTCGGGTATATATATTATTAAAATACAACCGAACGAATTTACACTTTTCTACACGATAACCACGGATTGGATACATATGAGATATAATCTCTGTTTTAATTTTCTCCCTGTCCAATTTTGACCCTTCATCACATATTGCATTTAATGATTGATTCAATGTTTCATTTGGATTATGAGAATCAGGAACTTCTATATCAAAGAAAACTGGAATATTTTTAATTTTTACATGGGCCTTTCTTCCATCTTCTAACGCGCCATATATATTTAAAACATATTGATAATTTTCTGTATTTTCCAAAATATCATTTGGCATGAATAGTATTGGATTGTTTCTTTTCAAAATATTTGACACCTTTTGGTATACATCAGGAAATGAACGTTGGGCATATTCTTTTCTTGGTACAATACATGGGATGATCATATATTCACCATTGTAACGAAAAAGTTTCATATCACCTGACATATTGATTATATATATTGGTTTTCAGTTATTCAAAATTAGATTTGTGAAAGCACAATAAAAATCGCAATAGATAAAAAAAAATAATAATATGATCTTATATTTAGGCAAATTATTACAATAAATCG